AAGGATAATATGGCTGATATGGTATTATATGATCCACCATATTCTTCGAGGCAGGTATCTGAGTCGTATAAAAGACTTGGAAGATCTGTTAATATGCAAACAACGCAATCTAGTTATTGGGCTAGGCAGAAGAATGAGATAGCTAGGATCACCAAGAAAGGCGGGGTGGTCATTACCTGCGCATGGAACTCCGGCGGTATAGGGGCCGGTCTTGGTTTCGAGCAGCAGGAGATTCTTCTCGTGGCTCATGGGGGATGGCATAATGATACGATCGTTACTGTAGAGAAAAAGATCAAGGGTTAGATGAAAGAAAGGATATTCACCACAAAAGAACAGGGGAGGGTGCTGGTCGAGGCCGGCCTCCCTATCTCCACCGCCATCGGTTTCAGAGACAAGTATCTGGATCAATTACATTCTATGGAGGATGACGCTGGTCGTATAGGACTGATCGAGGCCGTTACCCCGGATATATCCAACCCTGTTTGGGATGTAGGGACGTTACTGAATTTACTCCCATATGAGATAGAGGGTTGTACATTCGAATGTTATAAGCTAGAACATGCATGGTCTGTAACGTATAGAGATATAGATGAGATCCCTATATATTGGAGTAGCGAGAAACTTCTTGTAGACACATTGTTTTCGATGATGATGGAATTACTTAAACATAAGATTATATGAGCATAAAGCAAATAACAAAATTAAGGTACAAAACGAAAGATAAGCCTCCTATGGAAGGTGTTCCTCTTTTAGGATACAACAAAAGATATGACTGTCCGTGGATAGTAGTGTACAGAAGCAAAGACAAGTACTACACTTGTATGAAGTACGACACCGAATTTGAAACATATCCACCGGAAGAATATGAATATTTATATCCATGAAAATATGAAACAAGAAACAAGAATAAGATACAAAACAGAGGATAATCCGCCTATGGCTAATGTCCCTCTTATAGGATACAGCAAAAAATATGACTGTTGGGTAGCGTTAGTATACAGAAAAGGGGATAACTATTACACCAATATGGAGTGCGATGTTGAATATAAGACATCTCCTCCAGATGAGTACGAATACGTATATCCGTGAGAACTAGAAGGGATATATTTATATTTAAGCATGATTAATATTATTTTTATATTATTCATGCTTTTATTTTTGTATCAACATTAAAAACCAGATTGTTATGGATGGAGACAAACAAAAAGTCAATGAACTTACGATGAGGACGCTGGGTTCTCATTATGGCGGATATGCCTATGTAAAGGTAAAAAATCGTCAAGCTGATGTAAAGATAGATTGGAAGTTGTTGAGAGCTATAGAAGAAGGAGAGGTGGAGATAGACAACGAGAAATACCATCTATCCGGGATAGAGTATGTAGCTAAAAGATATCAGGACATGTTTTACGCTGGTCGTGATATTTATTATTTCAAGGGCATAGGAGGGCATGGGATGACCGATCTTCTTAGAAACGCTATAGATGATTTACTAGACACCATAAGTAGTAGAGAGGCTTATCGTAATGCAGAGCATAAAATGTACGCCCAAATGAATCAACTTACTGAAGCGGGAGCCATGATCAGCTTGGCTATAGAATTACTAACATCTAATATCCGTCATAGTTATGGAGAAATTAATTTTGAACGATATCCAAGACCTGTGGAGGTGGAGGGAGAAGATAAACATTGATGACTTCAAAGAGGATCCTATGGCTGAGGATATGCCATTATATTTCCCGTGCGCCGTCGTATGGCATGTGAATTGGGGTGAGCATGACGCTGATAATTATATATGTTATGGATTTGTTTATGTAGCAGAAATATTAGGGATATGAACATTAAAAAACAGATAATTCTTGACGATAAAGACTATGAGCGATTAGTGCACGATGCTAATCTCAGTAATGATGAGATAAAAAGCAAAATCGCCAGCGCTCTAACCACCGATATAGTGGTTAGTTTCGATTTCGATGTAAATAAAAAGGTTACGGGGAATATGAGGATCGAAAGCGCCGCCTATAATCTAGGATATAATGAATATGATAATATCGTAAGGGCTAGAGACAAGAATATTCACCATGCTGTTTATACAGCTATATATGATTATCTTGAGAAAATAAAGAGAGATAATAATGAGCTAAGCGCAAAAGATTGGATATTATTCACGTCTATAATCTTATCTGTTTTAGCGATGGGATTTGCAGGCGGATGGTTGGCATTTAATTGATTGAATTATGGGTAATTTAAAAGACATAAAACATGAATAAAAGAAAAATCAAAAAGAAACTCCATTTAAATAACAAAGGCATTGATGGGAAGATAGCTAATAATACGACATTTGATTTCGATTTCAATGTTGAAAAGAAGGAGAGCAATAAACTAAATACAGAAGATTGGGCGCTGTTATCACTTATGATTTTGTTTATTTTTGCGATGGGAGTTGTAAGTGGATGGTTGGCGTTTAATTGTTCAAATCATGGATAATTTAAAAGATATACAAAATATGACCAGTAAATTACTATTTTTCGATTTAGAGACAACCGGGGTTAAGTTCTGGAGAAACGGGATACACCAAATAGGAGGGATCGTGGATATCGACGGGCAGGAGGCCGAGAGGTTCGACATCCGCCTAGCCCCGAACCCTGCCGCCACGATAGAGCAGGAGGCGCTGGACGTGGCCGGCGTTACCTTGGAGCAAGTGCAGTCTTATCAGCCTATGGAAGACGGATACAGGCAGTTAGTTGGTATATTATCCAAATACGTGAATAAGTTCGATAAGAGGGATAAAATGTATTTAGTGGGGTATAACAACGCTGGATTCGATAACAGCTTCCTACGGGCTTTATTCCAGCAATGTGGGGATAAGTATTTCGGATCATGGTTCTATCCTAACTGTATGGATGTATATGTTATGGTGACACCGTTCCTGATGGGCGTAAGAAACGATATGGAGAACTTTAAGTTGATGACCGTAGCCAGAACTATGGGTATTGAGATCGACGAGAATAAGCTCCATGACGCTACTTACGATATTGAGCTGACTAGAGATATATTTTATAAGATAATCAACAAAATGGATGTTAAGTTATGAGGGGAATTTTAGAGGCTATGCATGATTACCCGGATGAGGCGCTTGGGTTGTGTTTCTTTTTGATAGTGGTTATCTGGTTATTATCAGGTATATTTGAGAAAAAAGATGAATGATAAACTCGATAAGATACTGGATCTCCTAAGATCTCAAAATGAAATGATCAAGGATATTCACGACTATGTGAAAGAAGTTACCAGCGAGAAGTATATAGGAGAATCTAGAATGACAAGCTTCTCTATTAACTTGGCCGCTGATATACTTACCGAAGCCATTAGCCCTAAGATAAAGGAGATGATGGTGGATCTATTGAAAAAACAAGGATGGAAAACTGAGTGAAATATGGGGACTTATGAGAGAAAAGTAAATCAATTAAAGGATTTGATGAGAAGGAAATACAAATCAGCTTACAATAAATCCAAGGAAATGGACATAGATATAAGCTCAATGACATATCTTCCATGCCCAGACGCATTTAACGTCATAAATATTGAAAAAATGCATGTTATTCTTGATCGGGTCAATAAGATCATAGATGAGAATAAGGATAAGCTCAAGAACCCAACTTGCGCCACTTGTGTACATCTACATGATCGGGAATGGGCGAAAAGATACAGGAAAGTATGCTGCTCCATTTGGCAAGTGTGCGACCATTATATAAACCCTAACAGGAAATATGATAGGGAGCAAAAGACTTATACGAGACGCCCAAGCAATAAGGCTTGTCCTAATTATGAATATGGTGATGATAATTTTGAAAACAGAAAAAGATGCTTAAAGAAAAAGAATACCCGATAAACAGCTATGGCCCAGTACGCACCAACAAAGACCGGACGTGCGTCTGCTGTGGCGATACGGTTCCCGCTGGTAGCAGCAGGATGATGCCGAGGAACGCCAAGTCCAGTTATTGTCTATGCATATCTTGCTTCAAAAAATGGAAATCTGTTGGTGGAGATCTTAAACTGATGGACAATCTCAGCAATGTGAAGAAAGAGCATATCATATATATGTCTAAGATCATGAAAGGTAATTGTGACATTGTTAAAGGTCATAAGCTTTATATAGCCCTAAAGAAGGCGATAAACGAGAAGAAGGTAGCCGTTATCAGATTCGATACCGACCAACCGATATGTATATCGACAAGAATCATGAATCCTTCATTCGGGGTGATCATGGACGAGTACGGTAAGGATATATTCCAAGGTAACCTTAAGCTAATTAATGTCCCTAAAGGTGTCAAGGATC